AAGAACCTCAACGTGCAGTTCGACCGCTTCAAGGCCGTTGGGATGGCCGTACTCATCGTGATTGGCAGTCAACTCTACCCCTATATCACACGATTGGCCGCAGCTATCATCCCGGTTATCACCCAGTTTGCCCAGTGGGTCATGCACTCTAACGCGCTCTCAGGTACGCTCAAAGCCGTGAGTGATGCGATTTCCTTCATGGCGCCTGCTGTCACCTTCGTGGTAGGGAAAATCGCAGAGTTCGTCATGTGGGGCGCGAAACTGATTGCCTCGCTGCACCTTTCAAGCGAGGCCATGATTGCCTTAAAAGGCGTGGCCATTGCGATCGGGATAGCAGCAGTGCTCATGATGACGCCAATTCTGCTGCTGGCTGCCGTCGTCGTGGCGGCTATCGTGGGCATACTGCTAGCTATACGCTATGTGATTATCGCCTTCAACTGGGTGAAGCAAGCAGGCATTGACGCCTGGACCTGGATAAAAACCGCTGCCATGAACACATGGAACTGGATAAAGACGGCCTGGGGGAACATTGGCGCGTTTTTTAGCGGGGTATGGGCAAGTGTGAAAAGTACCGCAACCGGGGCCTGGAATGGCCTGATAGGCTTTCTGCGTGGAGTGTGGGAGACGATCAAGGGTATATTTAAGGGTGCTATAGATGCTATCGTGGGGGTATTTAACTGGCTATATGTGCATAATTCCTACTTTCAGGGATTTGTCGATGGGATCAAAATCGCGTCTCAGGCTGTGATGAATTGGCTCCGGGCAGCATGGACAACTATCGTAAAGTGGATAGGCGATAAGTGGAATACGATGAAGGGACTGGCAACTACAGCCTGGAATGCTGTCAAGGGTGTATTTCAAGCCGTGTGGGGCTGGCTTTCAGGGATTTTCAACACCATTTGGGGTAATATTTCTAAGTGGTGGTCAACTACCTCCACCAATACCCACAAGGCCGCAACTGACCTCTGGACAAAGGTGAAGGGCGTTTTTACGAACGCCTGGAGTACCTATATCTCAGGACCACTAGGAAGCCTGGGGAACTCTATCGGGACGTTTTTCGGCGGGTTGGTAACGAAAGCGCTCACCTGGGGCAAGAATATCATCCAGGGTATCATCGACGGTATCCGCTCTATGCTGGGGGCTCTGGGTAAAGCCGCTGCCGATGCTGCCGCGGCCGTTGCCGGGGCCCTTGGCTTTCGTAGCCCACCTCGGGTGTGACCTGCAAGAGATTCCGACCAGTGGGCGCCCAACTTCATCCGCATGTTTGCGAGCGGCCTCATCTCCGGTATTCCCCAACTACAGGCAGCCTCTGCCCGGCTGGCAGGGGCTATGGGTAGCGGGTATAGTGGCTCCTACTCCCTTTCAGGTTCCTCTTTCGCAGGCGGGCGTTACCCGAGCGGGGGTATGACCGTCGTGCATAACCATATTGTCGTCATGCCGCCTGATGTGAAACTGGACGGGGCGAGTGTGGTTGATAAAATCATGGGCAGAGCCGCCACCGATGTGCGCAGGCACGGTGGGCCCGTGCTCAGGGGGTAGTCCATGGCCCTAACAGTCAAGATAGGTAATGTCCCCTATATCATCGACGAACCGGCCTTCAAGTTCTCCCCCAAGCTTGCGGAACGCTGGAAATGCACCATCTACATATGGGATTATACCGGGACCGTGTTTTTCACCTATCTCATGAAGGTAACTGTTGATGACCCGGTGCTTGGGCGTCTCTTTACTGGCTTTGTGGCAGCAGACATACAGGACAAATCGAATACCTATCCCGATAGGACCACCCTACATCAGATCGATTGCTTCGATCCACGCCGCTTAGCAGAGAATCGCACATCGAACAGGGTCTATACTACACCGACCTTTGCGGGCAAAATTGCGGCGGATCTCGTTTCTGATGTGCTGGCTGCTGAAGGCGTACTGGCCAACTATGCCACGCAATTTGTGACGACACAAAACGACTGGAATAGCGGGACGCTCTCAAATGTGGTCGGCACCTCCAATGTGGGGGATGGTGATTTGGAACTGGTCGGGTCCTCTTCTGTCTCTGCCGCCTATCTCGCACAAAACGACTGGAACGCGGGCGTCTTCTCTAATGCGCGTGCCAACGCTGGCGGGGATGTATCCTTGATCGGGGTGACACGCGCGTGGGATGACGGGGTGTTCTCGGGCCAGACCTTGTTTGGGAACGGCAGTCCTACCCAGGACGTCTCATCGGGCGTCTATGAACTCTCATGTAAAAAGCAGAGCGAGACGCGCTCCCGCCTGGACTTTGCCGGGCTGTGGTCAGGTAACTGGACCGCGGAAGCTGATATCAATATCCAGGGGGATGTACCCAAACGCTCACTCACCTTTGGCACCACCAGCTGGATTAATAGCGATCCCAGCTATGCCTACGCGGTCGAAGTACAATCTACCGCTATCGAAATCAGGAGCGGCTCTAATGGCGGGGGCACAAGTTCGACGCAACTTGCTATACACACCTTCTCGCCAAAGCTAGCGTACGGCTGGTACCGCCTATCCGTGGTGAAATCCGGTAATACCTACACGGTCTCCCTGAACGGCGTGCAGTATCTCAGCGTCACCGATTCCACCTATACAGCCGCTGCCTACCTGGCGCTGCGCAATAGGAACGGGGAGCCGTCGGTCACCATTGTCGATCAATTCGATAACTTTGGCATCATGCAAGCCAAATCTGGCACCTGGACCGGGCCATCAACCTCGATAGGCGCTATCACTGCGATTGCAAGCAGCAGCATTACCTGGGATACGCCAGTCCCGGCAGGGGGTACACTGCATTCGGGGGTCGCCACTCTCCTTGTGCAGACCTCGACTAACGGCGGGAGCACCTGGCAGACAGCCTCCAATGGCGGTGCCATCAGTGGGCTTACCCCGGGCTCATCTGGCGCTGGTAAGAATGTGCGCGTGCGCGTGACGCTCTCAACGTCCTCAACCGGGGTCATGCCCGGCATAGCCAACCTGCGCTGGGCCGTAATCGGGGGGTATGTGGCCAGTGGCTCACGCTCAACCGTCCCGCTTGCCATTGATTACATGGACCGGGCCAATCAATCAGGGCTGGGCACAGCCGATGATGGGCAGACCTATACCAAAGTCGGCACCGGCACCGATGCGATAGCCAGCAATGAAGCGACTATAACCAACACGACCGGGGACCTGTTTGAACGCCTGGGAAGCAAAACGGCGGGGGATAGTGAAGACAGTACGCGTTTCCAATTATCAGCTTCCACGATTTCTGCCGGTATCGTGCTGCGCTATATCGATAGCAATAACTGGTGCCTGCTCAAGGCGACCACCACCACGCTTGCGGTAATTATGTGCCTATCCGGTACTCAGTATATACTTGCCACAGTGAGCGTAAGCCTGCTCGCGGCCACATGGTACCGCATGCGCTTTCGCATTGCAGGTAGTGGGCCAACCAATTTCTACGGCCGTGTGTGGACTGATGGAGTAGCCGAAGGCGTGCCCTGGACGATTACGGCAGTTCTGTAAAGAGGTGACATTTTGACCTTTATCGCGCTTGTACCCCAAATCTACTACAACATTAAACAGTATGGCGCAGTAGTTGATGGAACAACGAATGATCTTAGCAAGATCAATGACGCCATGACCGCCTGTAGCAATGCTGGCGGCGGTATCGTGTATTTCCCGGGCATCGCTGCTATCTCCGGTCCGGTCGTGCCGCCAGCCAATGTGTGGCTTAAGGGTGGAGGAGAGGGTACTGGCCTCAAGGCGACATCGGGCTTTTCAGGCACCGCCATGGTCAATATCACCAGTGACTATGCCGGTGTGTCTGATATGCAGTTTATCGGCGGGCCCTCGACGACGATTGCGTCTAATCCGGCTACTGATGCCATTGGAAGTAACAAGCGCTGGGCACGACTGGAAAACCTCTATTTTACCTACATGAACGGTTGGTGCATCAATATCCAAAGTAGTGGCGCGACCAACCCTGCTGGCAACATGATAGATAACGTGTGGGGCAACCACAACCTGAACGGTATCCATCTGAAGTCTACTGATGCTAACTTTACCGGCCAGCTCTTTCTTTCTAATATTCACCTGGAGCGCGTAGAAGGTGGAGACGGCATTTTCCTAGAGGATATCTCCGACGTGTTCATGGCAAACGTCATGGCCGCCTGTACACAGACGACAGGGACGGGTAATCCCTTACATATCAAAGGCAAGTGCCAGACCATTAAAGGCTCCTCGATTGAATTTGGGATGTTCCCAGGTAATCCGTCATCCTCCTGTGTGCTCGTCGAGAGCGGTACGAATGGTTCGCCATCTGATATCACCCTTTCCTCCGGTGAAATCCTCGACGGGCAAATAGGACTTGAATTAAAAGCAGGCAAGCAGTTTACATTCGTGGGCCTCAAAATCGGCTCTAATAACACCCATGGGGTACTGACCAGTGGCAGTGTAGCGGCCGTCACCTTTGATGATTGTATCTTCGTGGCAAACGGGCAGGTGACAGGCGGGAATCGTTATTCCTTCGATAATACGAGTTCGGGGGATATCTACCTGAATAACTGTATCTTTCAGGATAACATCGGAGCTGGCGCAGGACAGACCGATAACATCATCGCATCCTCTGCCGGGACGCTCGTCGTGACGACCCCATCCTTTACTGGCACCGGACTCACCGTGCTCAACCGCTACAAGATCACTGGCGGCTCAATCAGTAGCGGGCTAGTGTCACCACAGACGCTATGTTGTGGCGATTTAACTATCGGAACCCTGGGCACAATTACCGGCGGTACTGTGTATTTCGCCGGGGTGGAAACGCAGGAATTTCTGACGCTCACCAGTGTGCGAGCCAGGTTTGGGACCGGCGGGGCAGGTCACTATGATATAGGCGTCTATACTGACAATGCAGGGGTGCCTGATGTGCGTATAGACCATGCGGCAGCGACGAACACCACACTCACGGACGCAGTATCGGCAAGCGTTAACCCGGCATTCATCAATGGCAACATGCTACTACCGCCGGGACGTTACTGGCTGGCGTTCTGGACCGACAGCTCGACTGACCAGGTGCTGCGTCAGAATGCAGCGACCGGCTTTGCCGGGCCAATCAAGACGCTAGCCTCTGCCGGGCCGCTACCAGCAAGCGGGGCGGGTGCTGCCAACGCGACAACCAAAGTGATTCTAGCAGGACTTATCTCGGGGAACTGGTCATGAGCCACTATGCAGACACTATTCTTGCTGACAATCCACAAGCGTACTACCGCCTGGATGAGACAGCAGGCACGACGGCCTTTGACCAAACGAGCAATCACTATGACGGGGCGCTTTCTTCTGGCGTGACACTCTCGCAGGCAGGGGCTATTAATAGCGATAGTGATACCGCCATGCTCTTTACCGGGACTGCCATGCTCTCCCTGCCCTATACACTCAATCCGAGTTTATGGTCCGCACTTTCTTTGGAGTTCTGGATAAAACAGACCGGGGTCTATCACCATGTCGTCATCACCGTCAATGCGACCAGCACGCTTACCTACCTTGACGGGGCGCTTTTTACCAGTGGCGCTGGTGATCCGGTGCTCGTCGATACTGACATCTACTATGCAGGCAGCTATAATAGCGGTGATCTGGATGAGATAGCGCTCTATAACTATGTACTCACGCCTACGCAGATCCTCAAGCATTATCTCATCGGGAGCGTCATCCTCTCGGGCGGCTTCTGCCTCTATGCGAACGGCACAGGAGTAGCCTCCTTCGATGACTTCCGCGTCACCGCCTACCCTGACCCGTCGCTTGCCCTGGAGCCGGTGGGCAGGCTTGGCAGTTCCGTTATCAGTTGGAATGCGAACCTGCCTACAATTGCCACTACCCTTGGCATGTATACGAGCATCCGTGGTGATGGAACCGACTGGATAGATGTATCAGCGCAATCGGGCGGGCCCATCCCGGGGTTATTTGGGCAGCCAGACCCGGTGATTGATGGCTTTGACAGCGACACGACGGGCCTCTATACTAGCACGCATAATAATGATGGCACAGATGCGACCTGGGTAGTGAACGCGGCCAAATCGCGCATCGAGGTAACCGGCGGGGTAGAGCCGGTGCTCATCTATAATGGAATAGCGCGTGCGGATATGACGGTGGAGACGATTACCGACCAGGCCCCAGGTAACGGCATGGGGCTTGCCTGTCGCTGGGTAGATGGCAACAACACCTACAACCTCTATATTCAGGATAGTATAGCGCTCTCCCCGAATACGTGGCTGCTCTACAAGATCGTGGCAGGCACCTATACACTGCTGGCCTCCGGTACAATCGTCTTCCCACGTGGCACCTTCCACGTCTTCCGACTGTCTACTATTGGCTCTACTATTTTAGCGCTGATGGACGGCATGCAGCTTGCCAGCGTAACCGACACCAGCATTACAGGACCAGGACAGGCCGGGCTCATCGGCGGGCACGGGGCAGACCAGAACCGCTTCTACAGCCTGCGCATTCAGCCACTGGGCGACCTCCTGCTCAATACCTACGTCTATACCAAACAGGTGCCCGCCACGACTGATGCGACGGTGACCGGGCAACTCTTAGATATGACGGTGGCAGCCTTCAACCCCAACATCGGGCCGGGGGCGCTCATCCCGGCAGAGGATGACCGGCATCTCTTTGCTGACAAAATACTCGATGACAAGGCCAAGCAATCAGGGGATTATTCCTGGTGGATTGACCAGAATTTTCAGTTTCATTTCAATAAGCGCACAGCAGTTCCTGCCCCGTGGGTGCTGTACAGCGTGCCGTTCGGGGTAGCCTCTGCTGTTGATTTAGAAGCTGATAACACCCTCAAGGTCACCATGGCCAACGACATGTACAGGAATAGGCAGACGCTCACAAATGTCATCAATAGCGGGACGTTCTCTAATATCTTTGTGGGAAATGGCCAGGACACTAGCTTTACATTGTCCTACGAGATTGCACCGGGTACCATTCCGGTGATGAAGTTGAACGGCGTGGCACAATCGGTCGCGCAAAAGGGGCAAAGTGGGGCGCAGTGGTACTATGCCCCAGGCGACCTGGTGATAGCCCAGGATGCCGGGGGCGTGGTACTCACGGGGACTGATATACTCACGGTACCAAACTACACGGGCACGTTTGAAGACTCGATCACGGTTGATAACCTGGCCGCCCAGCAGGCACTGCGCGACGTAGCAGGGGGTACCGGCATTGTGGAGAACGTGGAGGACGTATCATCGCGTAAGATGAGTTATGCCTCGGGGCTGGTCTACGCGGGGCAGTTGCTAGCGCGCTGGTGTATCAAGGATGCAAGGACGATTGTGTTCACGACGAAAAGGAATGGCCTGGCTGCCGGGCAACTGCTCAGCATCTTTGTGCCGGAGGAAAACATCTGGGATGGGCAATTCCTCATTACAGGGGTAGATGTCACCATGCAGATACAGCCGGGGGACACCATTCTCTATAATTGGTTAGTAACTGCGAGCGAGCTCCCGCCTATCAGCTCCTGGAGCAAGCTGTTTGGCTCAGGGCTTTTGCTATCGTAAAGCGGATATAATAGTTGTTAGAACCTGTATTCTATGAGAAGGGCTTACTAATGCAGAGATATATTATCGTTACAAAAAACACACCGGATGCTATCAACCTTATGTCTGGATATCAGAACGCGAAGTACCTTGACAGTGATGGATTCCTGCGTATCCACCTCTGGACAAATAGCACCATCGATGATGTGAACAACCTGGCCGATATGCAGGAGCGGCGCATGGTGCTGGGGCTGTTGCTCTTACCGGAGGCTGTATGAACGCGCTGGCTCTTGTACTCACCATCCTCTACTTTGGCTTGCAGTTTGCCGTAGCAGGGCTCTTATTCCTGATCTTCAGGACCATTAATAATCTCTTGCAGAAACTCATCACCCAGGCGCTGGAAAGTTCCGCACGTGCCACATCGACGCTAGAACGCGCGACAGTAACCATAGAGCGCTTATCGAAGCTCCTCACAGAATTGGAGCTAGAGAGGGTGAGGCCGCCGGTATGAACTTCTCAGATCTGGTGCCTTACGTCTCTGCCTTCATTATGCTAGTAACCCTGGCTGGGACCGCCCTGGGCTTTCGCCCGGCACTTTTTAAGGCCGTCGCAGAGATCAAGGATTCGACGATTGCGAGCCAGAAAATAGAGATTGAGGCGCTTGCGCGGCGCGTGAAGTCCTGTGAAGATGCAACCAGAATCACCAAACGCGAACTCTACGCCGTGCGCTACCTGTTCAAGCAGATGGGCTACTACGTCACCGTGGATGACGGCTTTGTCTCTGCCTATGATGTCAGTCAGAAGACGACGCACACGACACAGATCCGGCCCCTACCCAGGATTGAGCCAGACGCTGACGAGCGTGAAAGAGAAGCGGAGGATGCCGGATGAGTATTACTACAGCCAATGGCATCACCACCGACGATTTCACGACGAATACGGCTGCCAGCTACACGAGCGACCACACGGACGGCGGCACAAACGGCTCGCAGACATTCGATACTGCCAACAAAAGGCTTCTGATAACAGGTGTGAACGATACGGCGTTTTACTACTATGGCCTGACGCTATTTAATTCGTTTGCTGAAGTGGACATGGATCAGAGCG